GTGCACGGGCTAGCAATGGGTATAATAAATAAAATTAGAAACAGAATAGATAAAACATGGCAACCCAGAGTTAGTAAAGGAAATTTACAAAGACATTTTGATATAGAAAGTATTAATATGTCAACAGGTGATTGGCTAGTGTTAAGTAGAACAAGACATATGTTAACAGATATAGAAGAATTTTTGTACAGACAAGGATTGTACTATGAAAACAGATACAAAAGAAGTAGTGAAAAAGAATTACATCAAGCAGCCACATCGTGGGAGCATTTACGACAAGGTCAATTAATTTCTTACAAAGAAGTAGAAAATATAATTAAATTTATAGGACCTAAAAATTGGCACGCTAAAAAAATAAAAGGTATGGCTAAAGGTTCTTTTTACTCAATGGATCAACTCGTAAATGATTATGGTCTACAAATTAAAACAGTTTGGTATGAAGCATTTGACAATGCAGGTCAAACTAAGGTAAACTACTTGCGTAAAATGAGAAAGAATGGAGAAAAGTTAAACGAAAAACCTAGAATAGAATTATCTACAATACACGCGGCAAAAGGTGGTGAGGCAACTAACGTTGTATTACTGACAGATCTTACAGAAAATACTATGAGAAGTTATGAAAAAAATCCAGATGATGAAAATAGGTTGTTTTATGTGGGTGCAACACGAACAAAAGAAAACTTACATATAATAGAACCAAAAAAATATGAAAAAGGATATATGCTATGACAAACAAAGATATATTTAAAGGAACCACATACAATTCTTTAGAAGATCAGATTGGCGGTAAACACTATCGTAAGATGAAAATACAACCTGCAGAATTTATAAATGAAAACAAATTACTTTTTGCAGAGGGCAACGCTATAAAATACATTTGCAGGCACCAGTCAAAAGGAAAAGCAGAGGACATTAAAAAAGCAATGCATTATTTAGAAATGATACTTGAAAGGGATTACGATGCAGATACCTCTATTTAAACCACAGACAGAGTGGCTACCACCAGAAAATTTTCCGGACTTATCTAAGTATGATGAAATAGCAATTGACTTAGAAACTAAAGACCCAGATCTTATGAAGATGGGTTCTGGATCTGTAGTGGGTAAAGGTGATATAGTAGGAATAGCTGTGGCTGTACCAGGTTGGTCTGGTTATTATCCTATTGCACATGAAGGTGGTGGCAACATGGATAGAACAAAAGTTTTAAAATGGTTTCAAGGTGTCTTATCTACAAATGCAGATAAAATATTTCACAATGCCATGTATGACGTGTGTTGGATTCGAGCGCTCGGTTTAAGTATTAACGGTAAAATAATTGACACGATGATTGCATCGGCCTTAGTTGATGAAAATCAAATGCGCTATGACTTAAACAGTTGTGCTAAAAGATATACTGGTAAAAC